TCTGCTATTACTTCAAATGTAAAATATTTTTTACCTATCTTTTTAATATCTTCATTTAAATATTTAGAAGAACCTGTATAAGTCTGCCATCTAGATTGCTTCTTAGATTTACCTATGTAATATTGTTTACATCCTACATAGGCCTTATCATTCTTAGTATTTGTTATAATATAAACAAAACCAAACTTATCCTCGTTAGGCACAAAATGTTTTTCTGTGCCATAACAAGTCCAATGATTAATTAACATTTATTTCTTCCACGTTAGGAGCTTTTTCAACGTGTGTGAAATATCTTTGGCCAGTTGAATATTTAAAAGCACGAAGTCCCTTACCATCATTAGCATCACTCCAACAATCAAACTTATAATTGCAATAGGTACAACCAGTATCGAGCCTAAAGTTACCAGACTTTCCATCAGGAATTGGCTCATAACATTTACCTGGTGGTACATCTGATTCAACAACCTTCTTAATCTTTTGTATTCTATCTCCAGCATTTATCATCTCCAATGCATGTACTTTTGTATAACATATCTCTCCTGTTGATTTATTAATAACTAGAAATCCAGCTTCATTTACTCCATTACCTTCTGCGTATGCAGATATCTGTGGTATGTAACCAAAAGGGTCATCACTTGATAAGTTATTATACTTAAATTTATTATAACCTCTACCAGAGGCACTCTTACAATCTACTAATACTCCATCTATAAAACAATCTTGATGTCCTTTCACTCCTTCTACTTCAACTTGTTTCTGTTGTTGTGATACTTTATGTCCGGCAATAGAAGACAACATAATTAATAACTCCTCTAGTATATATCCATAAAGAAATTTAATTCTTGTACTAGGAAGAAAAGGTTTATTATGTGGCTTCTTAAAATCGTACCACAACTGCCTATCAGGTCTTCCTATTGTAGATAATCTTAATCTAGGTTTATCCTGTGGCATTATCTTTAGAAAATCTTTTACATGTATCTTAACTGAGTTAGCAAAGTCATCTATACATTTATCTACTTCTTTTTCAGATACGTTTTCATTCTTTTTTTCGAATAAATTGTATATATCTTCTACTATTGTATCTATTTTTTTCATATGAATGTTGTGAGAGCTTTGCGTGTGTAAGACAAAGCTCCCACTATCCTTTAGTTAAGAGGCAAAAGGAATATTTTCAGCACCAGAAGGTGCGAAATCATCAGAGACAACATCAAAGTCTTCTCTCTCTTCGTAAGGAATTAAAGTAACAACCTGAACTTTCTTTAGGTCTGCCGATACTCCCTCCTTACCTGCGTACTTCCACTCATACGTATTGTATAGTACATTTACTTTAGAACCATTACCTATTAAATCCATCATAGGTCTTTTCTGTCCATCAACTATTACAGGTGGAGTATTATCATTACCATCTTTTCTTTTAACCTTTCTTTTGACAGTAACATAATCGCCTTTAATCTCATCAGTCTTTATATTAAGACCATCTTTCTCTGCGATAGCTTTGTTATCAGCATCTAGATTACCTACATCTATTTGCCATGTTGGTTCAAACTTCGTGTTAGGGCTTTGTATGCTAGCCCAATAAGCAGTTCCATTTATTACACTCATTGGTGTATTCTCCTTTTTAGTTAATAAAATATTATTATAGCATGTTTTATTATTTAGTGTCAATACTTTTTTTAATTATATTTTGAGAAAAAATATTCTGTATATTCATTAGATACATCTTAGATGCATTGTGGTCTCCACCGGATACACTTCTAACTTGATTCTCATTAATAGATGTATTAACAATTCTCTTTAACATCTTAGTTTCAAATACTAATGTGCCATATACTTTATCTCCAACACATAAATTATGAAACCAGTAATCTGCTTTGGTTGCATTGATACCACTAGGTTTACCATAACACTCATACTCTATTGCTATGTTACCTGTTTGTAACCACATACCTCTTTCAGATTTTACTTCTATCTTTTTATCTTGTAACATATCTGCTACAATCTTTTCTCTTACTTGACCATATTGTAAATCTAAGTCAAACTTCTTTCTGTCTTCTGTTTTTGGTTCTAGTTTATTCATTAGTTTCCTCTAAATATTTTATAGCATTTTTAAAATTATTAATATCATCTTGAAATTGACCTAATTTAATATTACAGGGATTACAAATTATACTTCTAAATTTTCCTGTAGAATGATTATGGTCTACCACCCAAACTTTTTTATATCTTCGTTCAACTCTTTCATGTGTATCTTTATCAACAACAATAGTATGGTTTAGTATTTCTTCTTGATTTCTTTTACATATAGGACACCTGTAATCATTAGGTGGTTTAACACTTTCCTTTCTTCTTTTAGTTTGTTCTCTATTTTTTATTCTATTACATTCATTACAAGTTCTATCTAAAATACCTGTATTATTTGACAAGGGAGTTTTAATGTGAAAACTTTTATCAGGTTTAACTTCTTTACATGTTCTACATTCTCTTGTTTTATCTCCTTCTTCTAAAACAATTTTTTGTTCTGTGAATAAAGATAATTGTTTCAATGAGTCTCTGCCCATGTTACTCCTACCTTGTAATCATTATCTAAAGGACATCTTAGCTTTAATGTCTTCTCAGTTTCTTTCATAGCTATCTTAGTAATACTACAAAAATCTTCTACATCTTTATTAGCTACTTCAAATTGATACTCATCATGAACAGAAGCCACAAGTTTTACATCAAGTTTTTTATTATAAATTCTTTTAGTAATATGTAGTAACCAATGTTTACAAATGATTGCACCTGCTCCTTGTAATAAAGTATTCAATGCTGAATGTGGACTCCTAACTTTTAAGTATCTACCATCAATAGCTTTTATCTTTCCTCTATAGCCAGCTTTTTCTACCTGACTGCGTAGTCTTTTAAGAGAAGGTAAGTTAGATAAAAACCTATTGATTAAAACATTACCTTGTTCTTTACCGGCTCCTACAATCTTACCTATCTTCTCTGCACCAGCACCATAAAGAAAAGCATATATAAAAGTCTTTGCTTGGTCTCTATCTTTTATACCGGCCAACTCCATGTTCTTTGTATGTATATCTCCATTCAATATCTCATCAGTATAATTTGTATCATTAAGATAGTGAGCAAGACAACGTAACTCTAAACCACTAGCATCAGTACCTACTAATTTATATTTCATAGGGTCTGATATAGTCCAAAGACCTCTACAATCTTTACCATAAGGTGAGTACACAGCCGGTACTTGTGCCATGTTAGGTGAGTTATGTGCCATGCGACCAGTAACAGTTCGTAATGTCATTACTCTTCCATGTACTCTGTTAGTATCATCACATGCTTCAATCCAAGACTCTACCATTACTGCCCTTTTCTGCAGTAAGAAATACTTTGAGAATCTTTCTGCAGTTAATTTTAACTCTGGCTCTTTGATTGTTTTTAAAACAGTTTCATTAATTATAATATTCTTTTTATCTGTATACTGTTTTGGTTTCCAACCTCTCTTCATTAGCCTATCAGCTATCTGTTGACGAGAGCCTATGTTAAATGGTATCTCTTTAGTTTTAGTTTTCATCTCTACAATAGTAGGGTCAAACTCTTCCAAAGACCACTGTTCTAAATCATAGACATCATCTTTAAGTTTTGCTAATAACTCCTGTGCTTTTCTTATATCAAAAGCAAATCCATTTTTCTCTTGTTGGTCTAGGATTAATCTAATATCATGTTCTAAATCTATAGACTCTTTAGAAAAACCTTTGCTTTCTTTTTTTAATTCATTATAAACAGCATGTGTTATCTCTACATCTTGTTTACAATAATCTAACATAGCTCTGTTATATACTAGAAAGTTTACACCCTCTCCACCTTTAAGCATATTTAGTTTTTCTCCCCATGCTTTAAGGCCATGACCTTTTTCTCTAATAGGATTAAATAACTGAGATAATATTAAAGTATCTATAATATTTCCTGGAAGTATCTCTGCATTTAATAATCTATTTAATATAGGTGCGTCAAAAGATAGACCATTATGCATAATAAATGTATCAACATCTTTGGCCCAATTTTTAAAACTATACATTCTTTCTGGGTCGAAGATAGTTATAGTATTAGTATCTATATCTTTTGCTACTATACAATGTATCTTACTAGGATTAAAACCATCTGTTTCTATATCAAGAATTACTTTCAT